AGGCTGACGGGTACGGTAGCCGCCGCCGCTACGGTTTTGACACTCGATACAACGTGGGGAGATTGGCGTGTGGGTGGTCGCCTCTTGATATGGACCAATGAAACAACTTATGCCGTCCGTGTTATATCTGCTATTACATCGACGACAATTACTATATCAGTAGCTGCTGGTCAAACCTTTGATCGTCCCACCATTATCCCTATTCGCACTGCCTATGTTATGGAGGGGGCATCTGTTGATCGTCAGGCTACATTAGCTGATATGGAGATTGGTTTCTGTGTCCGGGACAATACAGATTTGTCTGCTCTTTATGTTAGTACATATCCAGTATATCAGTCGCTCGATGTAGTAACGGATCGCCCAAAGCTGATGGAGGCGGTATCCGAGCTGATCGTGAGAGAGGCTGAGATGGTGGACTCTGAACTTGGTCTCGTCGCACCTGTTGTTACTAAGAACTTCGCTAACTTTGGACAAACACTCTCATTCATGGACACACGTCCTATAGCATGGCAGCGTCGCCTCTGGCTCCATGCGCTGCGTGGCAAGCAAAAGACATTTTGGATGCCGTCGTTTAATAATGATCTCGTATTGCAGGATAAGATAGATCCCGGTGATACGACTATTCTGGTGCGCTCTGTAGCGCAGACCGGTGTCTATATCGGTAAGCATATAATGATAGAGTTGAATGACAATACACGTTATTTCAGAAGTATTGTAAATGCCACTACATCTACAGGGGGCAACGATATACTCCAGATATCCTCTACTCTCGGTGTCACTGTGCTTCAGCAAGATGTTCGATATGTCACATTCATTGCCAAGGCACGTATTGGTACAGACAATATCACTATGGAACATAGATACACAGATATTGTTGTGACATCAATGTCTGTGATAGGAGTGCCCGACTAATGGCATATGATACGATAGAATCTTCACGTGATGATGGCCGACCGTACTTTCTTTATCAGTTCGTACGCGGCGCAATCACTACACGTCTTGCTGCGTCGGAAGATAACCTTATTGTTGGTGGCTTCACATGGACGGCCTCCCCGATCGCCCATGGTGTGATCGAGCAGAATGGAGATATCGAGCGTAGTTCTCTGGAGCTGGAGTTTCCATTAGATGACACATTTGCGTTCGGCCTTCTAGTGCCGAACACACAGGTTATGACGATCACTGTCTTTCGTATTCACTATAGCGATGTGGCTGCTGAGATGCGCCAGTACTGGAAGGGACGTCTTGTTGGCGCTACGTCTGGTGAGCACACGATCAAGGTGACGACGGAGAGCGTGTTCAGCTCCTTGCGGCGACCGGGGTGCCGTGTACGGGTCCAGCGCTCCTGCAGGCACGACCACTACGGTGCGGTGGGTTGCACCTTGAGCCGCGCGGCTTATGAGGTTGCTATGTCCGTCACAGCGATCAGTGGACTAACGCTGACTATCCCAGCGGCGGCGGGCGGTGGCTACACGAATAAACTTGGAGCGGGTATTGTCAACTGGAACGGTATCTTTGGGCAGATTGACTACCACTCGGGCACCTCCGTTGTACTTGTCACGGAGATTCCGGGACTGGAGGAGGCACTGGCCGGAGGTGCACAGGCAGTTTTGGTTGCGCCCGGATGTAGTCGTGCCTTGACGCGTTGTGTCGAGTTCAACAACTATTTGAACTTTGGCGGGTTCAAGTGGTTGCCGAAACAAAACCCCTTCTCGACGAGTATTGCCTGAATGTTCTGGAATATCGTAATAGGCATAGCCTCGTTCGTCCTGAACCTGGTCCTGGCCCCGAAGCCGCAGAACGCGAAGGCGGCGTCCCTGGAGGACTTCGAGTTCCCGGTGGCCGAGGAGGGCCTTGAGATACCCGTGGTCTTCGGGACGGTTAATCTGAGGGGGCCGAACGTCGTCTGGTACGGCGATCTTAAGATCAAGGACATCAAGGGAGCGCGCCGCTATGGTTTGTTCGGGCCACGTCAGGTTCTAGGGCACAAGTATTATCTCGGAGTTCACATGGTTCTTTGCCATGGTGTGCACGACGAGATCGACGAGATATGGATTGGAGACAAGTTAGCCTTTGGACAGAATGAAATATTTGATGGTGCAGGATCCCTCTATATTGACAAGCCCGAGCTGTTCGGAGGTGAGCAGAGCGAGGGTGGTGTGCAGGGAACCATCTCTATTATGACTGGCTCCCCCGCTCAGGGACAGAATGCCTATCTAGTTGATGTGTATAACAGTTCCACTATCCCAGCCTTTCGTGGTATAGTGAGTGTGGTGCTGGAGCAACCATACCTGAGCACGAGTCCGTACATAAAGGCGTGGGAGTTCGTACTTAAAAGAATTCATAAGACGTCAGCAGGGGTAGAGCAATGGTATGATGGTAAGGCAGCGGTTCCATATACACATGCTCAACCGGATACTGGTACTGGTGTAGTGCTGATTAACTATTCAGCGACGATGAATAGCATCAGTAAAATTGATTCAAGTGGTCCTTGGGCTGCTCGCGTCGGTGAGTATTATCAGGAGGGCGGTGGAACACCATATCCGACGGGTGCTCTGCGTATCTGGCATCTACCAGAGGGCACATCGAGGGTTCATAATCCTGGTACCGCAACGCCGGGTATAGGCCGGTACATGTATAGTAGTATGGTTCACTTTACGGAGTTCGGTGAGCTCATGGTGACATACGGAGGCGACATTTGGGCTGGCTCTGATATTTATGTTCAGTGGCTGGATCCTGATGCGCCTTGGAGAATATTGAGTCAGATAAATATAACACAGGAATTCAAAGACTGGGAACTTCTTCATGGACCTGGAAGTTTAAGCTGGGTTAATATTAACTGGGGTGGAGTCACTGGGGAGTGGGGAAATTACATACTTTTTCATTACGCTCCGAACTTTGCTGGCTATGGGTATGCTCCATGGGTACTTTTTCATCGCTCCGATGGAGGTACCTGGAGCATAGTCTATATTCGGCCCGGAATATTTTCAGCAGCATCAGTGGGAGGCAGCGACCTCATATCGATGGGACCAGTGTGGGCTTATCTATTTGATGGGCACGAGCCGGTAAATCATTGTATCTTGCGCATACGCTGGCATCCAGATGATAGCTATGTGCAAGAATTCGTACCATTAGAGCCGCTTGGCTTCCCGACCGATGGCAGAGTGAATATGCATTGTGTTGCTTACTGGCCATCTACGGACGAGGTCATAGTTACAACCAGTGATGGCATATATGTATTTGATTCGGAGCTGACGGTTCTTAAGCGTAGTCGTCAATTCAGCCTGTACTATTTCGCGTATCGTCCGCATCCGCATCGTTTCGCAGCATCCAATACTACGATTCTGTTAAAGAGGGCTGCGTATATCCATAGTCACCAGCACATGCTTGAGATAAACATCTCTACGCTCGAGACCGTCAATGACATGGATCTTAATTTGACAAGCTATGTCAATAAGATTGGTTATCCTGAGGGCTATATACTCTTTAACCGTGACGTTCACGGTCTTGTTATAGGCCAGCATTTCCATCAGATGTCATTCTGGCCATATCAGCCAGTGCTGGAGCCAGATATGAACCCGTCCCATATCATCAGGGAGTGCCTGACGGATAAGACGTGGGGCATGGGATATAATGACGCGGATATCGACGACGCGAGCTTCACGGCGGCGGCGAATGTTCTCTGGGACGAGTGTTTTGGTTTGTCGCTGACCTGGACTCGCGAGGAGCGCATCGAGGAATTCATAACTGTTATTCTAGCACATATAGATGCCTATCTTTATCTGCGCAGGGACACAGGTAAGTTCTTTTTAAAGCTGATCCGGCAGGACTACGATACTGCGAGTCTACAGATCGTTACTGAAGATGATATTGTGATGTGGGACGAGGTGGTGCGGCGCGGCCCTGCGGAGGCTGTCAATTCTGTTACTGTAAAGTACACTGATCGAACTAATCGTGGTAAAGATGCGACTCATCAGTACGATAACATTGCCCAGATACAGCAGATTGGTGCCCGCATTAATGCTCTCCGCAGCTACCCCGGCATCAGTCACGGAGACCTTGCCGTGCGTGTGGCTGTACGTGATCAGAAGTCGCTCGGCGTCGGTATGATTTCTGGCCGTTTTACCGGGAAGCGGACGCTTGATCGACTCTATCCGGGAGATCCGTTCAGGCTTGTGTCCGACCGCCACAACATGGATGGCGAGGTCATGCGGGTAGCGTCCATGCGCTTCGGCGATGGCCGGCAGAACCGTATCGGTATGAAATTCGTAGAGGATGTCTTTCAGCTTAACGCTAACGAACTAGTAGATACATCTGCGACCGACTGGGAGAACCCGTCCAACCCGCCAGACATATCCACACCACGTCTCGTCTGGGAGATGCCGTACCGCGAGATGTTGATACTCGTGGGGGAGACGCATCTCATCGAGATGTTGACAGCGGACCCAAATGCTGGTGTCATGGAGGTGGCCGGGGGAAGAACAACGACAGACTCTCTAGATGCTACCATCTATACGGATGGTGTGGCCTACGAGATCATCGGATTCTCACCATGTGGACTACTCGGTGCGTCGGTAACTGCGCTTGAGACCTCTATTGTATTAACTGATGATGTAGATCTATCACTTATCGTAGTTGGCCAGCTCGCGGCATTGACCGGAGGTGTCGGAAATCTGGCCGAGATCATACGGATCGATGCCGTGTCCGGTATAACACTAACCGTGTCTCGTGGCTTCATGGATACTATCCCCAGAGCACACACCGCCGGAGAGGCTCTGGTAGCGTTCGAAGATAATGCTGGATCTGATTATGTGCAGAGGACGACCGGCGACGTGATATCCGTGGAGCTGTCGACGCGAACGGGCCAGGGAAGTCTGTCCCTGGCGCTGGCTCCGGACGACGAATTAACCTTTGGCGCGAGAGTCATTCGGCCCCTCCGTCCGGCAGGGGTGCTCGTCAATAGCCAGGCAGAGGGTACGGTTGACGCTACCGCGCTATCTACCATACCGGTGACGTGGACCCGCCGTAACCGGATATCGGACGCGGCCTCCCCCCGGTCATGGCTGGATGCGGATGACACACCAGAGACAGGGCAGACGACAGTAGTTCAGACACTTGACGATAACTTGGTTGTGTTAAATACAGTCACTGGTTTGGTTGGAACATCCTATTCTGTTCCGATCTCGGCCTTTTCTGGGGAACCATCTGGGTGGCTGAAAGTTGGCTCTACTCGAGACGGTTATCGTGAGTGGCAGGGATGGACGCTTCCGATTCTGGTGGATGATTTATGGTTGGAGGATGAGGGTGACGTGTTGTATGATATAGCAGATATGCTCTACGAAGATGCTTAGGAGGAACTGTCGTGGCATTTAACATAAATCCCGACGCAGCCTCTATAGATGTAGAGAAAGAAGCGCGTGTCATTCGGTCTTTGTGGGATCGTACGCCAAAGATTGCTTTATCGAGGAGTACTGCACTTCCGGGGGCACCTGCTGCGGGTGACGTTTATATTGTGCCCGATGGAGATCCAACATACGGAAATCAAATCTCATTCTTCTACGATGCGGTTTGGCATTATCTGATACCTACGGAGGGCTGGACGGCCTATATTCTGGACACTTCGGAGTTTGTTTATTACGATGGAGTAGATTGGCAATTACTGGCAGGTAGTGGTAGCATTGGTGATGTTGTTGGTCCTCCAAGTGCAACTAGTGGCACAGTTGTAGGGTTTGATGGCACAACGGGTAAGCTTATTCAGCAGTTAACCGCAGCCGAGGTAACTGTTCACGTTAGTACAATGACCGGGGACGGAGGTAGTGGCGGCGCGCGAGGACTCGTTCCTGCTCCGGCTACCGGGGATGCTGCTGCGGGTAAGTTCTTGAAGGCGGATGGCACATGGGCCATACCCACCGGTAGTGGCGGCAGTGGTGGGGACACGGTAGAGATCTCAATGTTTGCGTCGGGTTTGCTGACCGCCAGTGAGTTGTTGCTCCGGTACGAATTTACAGCCCCAGCGACGATACCTGCTGGTCTGGTAGCATCGCAGGGATCCTCCGGTGTAGCTGCGACCGGGACTACGGCACTGACGCTTAAGAAGAATGGTACGTCGTTCGGTACGGCTACGTGGGCGGCGGCGGGTACGGAGCCGACGCTGGCGGCTGTGAGTACTACGAACTTTATCATAGGCGATGTTATGACCATCACTGCGCCGGCAACGCCCGACGTGACGCTCGCCGATGTTTCACTCTCAATAGTGGGAACGCTGCTATGACTGTCTACTTTATGGGTACGGAGACTGAGGACTTCCCTACACGCCTTGGCGCATTAGGGCATAATACAGGAAGCTCTAATCGACGCTCAACAAACGTGCGGGCTGTACTTGTGCTTACGGGCGGTACGGAAGATGCAACTTATATGGAAACTGATGCGTTCTCTGCAACTGATTTCTGGACACACATAACGCATGGCTGCTTCTCTTCGGCTAGTGCTACTAGTAATCTTATCAAATGGTATTCTGGTGGTACGCAGAAACTAGCATTCCGTTGGTCTAATACTACTGGTACACTCGAATTGCGTCAGTGGAATGGCGCCTCATGGACCAGCCTTGGAACTGCAACAGATATTAATCTCTTTTATGTTAATTCTGGTTATCCGACTCTACTCGATTTCTATATCAAGCTTGGTAATCCCGGTGAGTTCCGTGTTTATTACAACAATATGCCAGCAATCAGTTTGAATGCTCTCGACTTAAGCTCCATCAGTTCTATTGACAAAATACGGTTGCAAGCCTGCACAACTAACAGTTCCAACTATAGTTACTATTCTGAAGTTTATGTCACTAGTTGGAATACAATCATGTCAAAGCTGGTACTCAGGCCACCGGGTGCTAACGGTACTTATCAAGAGTTTAGCAATCCTGCTTACACTGTTGTAGACGACCAAGATGCAACTGGCGCTGATCTTGCTGTCAGTGGTACTGTCGGTCAGCGAGTGACTTGGACACCAACGGCATTTACTGCCCTTGCAGCGAACGAAGTATTGGGTGCTGTCAAGGTAACTGCTGCCTTGAATCGTGATGCTAGTGGACCACAGAACTTTAACTTTATGACACGCATCAGCACCACTGATTATAATGATAGTGATCAAACATTGAATATCACGCAGACGATGCGATCGAAGATATGGGAAACATCCCCTGCCACATCAGTAGCCTGGACTGTGACTGAACTTAATGCTGCGCAGATGGGCATTCGCTCTAGGACATAACTAGTGGCAAATGACATCGATCTTGATAAATTCTACACAACGGCAGTTTACCAATACACTGGTGCTGTTCCGTATAATGCTATCTCGTTCGACAAGTTATATACAACGGCGATTTATCAGTACACTGGCACCAATGCCACATTTGATAAGATATCTTTTGACAAGTTATATACAACAGCGATTTATCAGTACACCGGAACTGACGCTACATTTGATAAAATATCTTTTGATAAGTTATACACACAGGCAATATACCGACGTCAGAATCTAGTAGGTCTTGATGCCGACCCATACTTCAACTACGTTGTGTTGCTGTGCGGGTTCGATGGCACGGATGCCTCGACGACATTTATTGATGAAAGTGGATATCAACACACACTGACTGCCGTTGGTAATGCACAGATAGATACTGCACAGAGTAAATTCGGTGTATCATCTGCGCTGTTTGATGGCAATAGTGATCGCATCACATCTCCGGATAGTTCGGAGTGGCACTTCGGCTCTGGTCCATTTACTATCGAGTGTTTTGCTAGATTCAGGATCACTGAAACCGCTGCGAATGTTATTTGCTCGCAATGGGCCTCCTCGTCAAGATCCTTTGTATTCGACTACTTTAACGGCGACATACGCTTTTCCTACTCGACTGATGGCACAGCGGTAACGCAGGTAACGCTGACGTTCGCGTGGACGCAGTCGGGCGGAACCTGGTTTCATCTTGCTGTATCGCGGGACGGATCGGGCAATATTCGCGTCTTCGTTGACGGTACACAGATCGGTAGTACGACGGCAGCAGCCGTGACATTCTTTAATTCGACGGCCAGTCTCTGGATAGGTGCCATTGAAACCTCAACACCTACCAATGATTTTGATGGCTGGATAGATGAACTACGAATCACCAAAGGAGTGGCTCGTTACACCAGCAATTTTACGGCTCCGACCCAGCAGTTCCCGCGCTGGTTCGATGTTCTAACTTCAGCGGTAAACGTCTCCACTACCCTGACCGGACAGGCGATGACCGCCTCCGTCGGTACTGTGGCGATCACGACGGATATCGACGCGACCGCCAGTGTAACCAGTCCGGCAATGACTGTCTCCGTTGGAGCAGCCACTGCCTTTATACCTGTCCCCCGGCGCTCACAGCTGGTCCAGTTTAGTAAGCGCTGGCCCCTCATAATCTGGTCCGATACACCACCGACTACGGCCACAGCCGGCACACCATATGCCGGGTTCCAGGCATACCGCATCGGTGGGGCACCTCCGATCGTGTTTTCACTGTATGGTACGTGGCCCGCTGGCATTACCATAGACAGCATGACCGGGGTGGTCTCCGGGACGCCAACAGTAAGTGGTACATACTCTGGTCTTTCTGTTCGTGCAACGGATCACGATGCCCGCACAGCTAACACAGCAGCATTTGCTCTAATGGTGGCTGCTGTATCGGCTACAGCCAATGTTGCTGGTCAATCTATAATTGTCTCTGTTGGCGATGCAATTGGTTTTGCTCCAGCCAATGTGACTGGTCTAGTTTTGACTACTGCGGTTGGCACTGTGACCGTAGATGCTGTTCTCGGATTTGTTGATCCATATCTTGGTAGCGTCACGCTGCTCTGTGGCTTCGATGGGGCGGATGCGGTTACGACATTCATCGACGAGAGTCCATTTGCGCGTCCATTGTTGCGAGCTGGTAATGCACAGCTAGATACAGCGCAGTCGAAATTTGGCACAGCCTCGCTACTGCTGGACGGTACTGGTGATTACATTACTGCGGCTGATTCCACGGACTGGACGCTCGCTGCCGGACAGCAATTTACCTTTGAGTTGTGGGCACGCTGGAATGCTGATCCGGCCGCGTTCCAGATACTTCTCGGACAGTGGTACACATCGGGAAGCCAGAAGTCGTGGGAGATAGACTACGACAGTAGCGCCAATAACATGCGGTTGGATCTATCCTCAGATGGGGCGACCACGACCGGGGTTATTCTTGCTGCGTTTACACCGACCCTCGCCACTTGGTATCACATAGCTGCGGATTTCGACGGCACCAAATACCGTCTCTACATTAATGGCACGATGATTGGTTCATCCACCACCCTGATCACACCATTCAACGCAACTTCGCTTGTAACTATTGGCGCGCAGCAGGATGGATCATTTCCGTTCAATGGCTGGATTGACGAGGTACGCATCACCAAGGACTATGCTCGCTACGCCAGCGACAGTGGATTTACAGTACAGACAACGCAGCATCCCCGGACTAGCACTGCGGGAACAGCGCGCATTACACAGGAGTATGCTGAGGCTGTTGCTCAGTTTGGCACATCAACGCGCGTGACTCAAGAATACGTCGAGGCAGTAGCTCAGTGGCCTACGACGGTGCGCGTTACACAAACGTACACCGAGGCTATCGTGAGGTGGCAGGGTACAGGCCGCGTAACACAGTTGAACGTGGAAGTCATAGCCGGAACAGTAACGGCTCCGGCGCGCATAACACAAAACTATACGGAAGTCATAACAAGTGGAGTAGTGGCTCCGGCACGCATCACACAGACCTATGTCGAGGTCATTCGGTCAGTTTGAGGAGAAGAGTATGTTTAGATTCTGTGATGGCTTCGATTCGTATGCCGCAACTGGAGATCTTATTAAAAAGTGGGATGCTGTTGGCACCAACTGGACGTGGCAGTCGACGGCTGGCATCAATGGCGGTGGATCCATCCAGAATACTGGTGCATCGGGCAATAACATAACTAAATTATATCGGCCCGTTCACAATATAACATCTACAATAACTACCTATGCTTCGTTCTGGATTAAGTTTACAGCGGCCCCCGCCGCCAATGCACCATTCTTCTATGTTTCTAATCAATTTGGCAGTGCCAATATAGGTTTTGGTGTTACCACGAGCGGCGTCATTGGTTACATTGCCTCCTCAATATCAACTATCGTCGCGAGTAGCACGCAAATATGTGACAATGTCTGGCACCATATTGAGATGGCGGGAACTTCATCGAACGCCGGACAGGGTCGCATATGGGCCTATGTCGATGGTGTTGCTACATCCATAAGTAATAACTCTTGCGGTGATAATGGAAGCGGATATGCCTGTTATGTTGTATTTCGATCCACCAACGCTAACATGACCATTGATGATTTTATAGTCTGGGACAATGAAGGCAGCGGAATAACAACTTCGACAATGGGTATCCGCACCATCGAGACTCTGCGGCCGAGCGGTGCCGGGTCCAGTGCCCAGTTTACACCGACGGGTGCAGCCTCCAACTACGACTGTGTGGACGAGGTTAATCACGACTCCGATACGACCTATATTGCCTCCAGCACGGCAGGACATAAAGATCTCTATGCCTTCGGTAATCTAACTGGATCGCCGACGACCGTCACGGCGGCGGTCGTTAATAATGTTGCGAAGGTCGGTACTGTGGCTGGTCTCGCAACTATTCGGCCGAGAGTAAAGGTCAGTAGTAGCGAGGTGTCCGGCACATCCGTTGATCTACAGTCGCTCTCTTACTACAATAGGCAGGAGGCTTTTCTTACAGACCCATCAACGATCGCTGCATGGACTGTGAGTGGCATCAACTCCGCCGAGTTTGGCGTGGAGTTAGTTTCGTAGGAGATGAGATATGTTTAGATTCTGTGACGGGTTTGACTCCTACGCGGCTACTGCTGATTTGAGTAAAAAGTGGGACTCTATTGGTACAGGATATTCGTGGAGCTCAACTGCCGGTATAAATGGCGGAGGGGCCGTGACGTGCTCCACACTCAGCAGTGCCATAGTAAAGATGTATCGCGTGCCCGTCGTGGCGGCGCAGACTCTATACGGTAGTTTCTGGATTAAGATAGCATCCTTACCAACTGCCGGAGCAATCATGTATGTATACGATTCAGGAGGTGGCTTAGTTCACACTGGAATATCTGTGAATGCCGCTGGAACTATTGGAACCCTGTACACGGGTACTACGGTCGGCCCTAATCTCGTTAGTGCAGCAAATATCTGTGACAATGTCTGGCACCATATAGAATTTACGACGACTAAACTCCAGAGTTCTGCAGCTGCAACACTGAATATTTATGTCGATGGGGTGTTGGTGATAGCCAACGGAGCTACTTCAGTATCTTCGACTCCGGCGGGACTGTTCGCCATAGCCTTTCGCTGCGTGGGTGTAGCAACAAGTTTCGATGATGTAATCGTATGGGACAATGAGGGCACTGGTCTGACTACCTCGCCCATGGGAGTGCGCGCGATTGAGACGTTGCGGCCGAGCGGTGCTGGCTCTAGTGCGCAGTTTACTCCGACCGGTGCGGCATCAAACTATGACTGTGTGGACGAAGTCAACAGAGACGATGATACAACCTATGTTGCATCCTCGACGTCCGGACACAAGGATCTCTATGCTCACGGCAATTTTGGTACTACCCCGACTGTTGTTTCGGCCGCCATTGTCAATACTTATTCGCGAATTATCACAGGTGGCGGCCTAGCCGTTATTCGTGCACGATCCAAGTCGGGTAGTAGCGAGGCAAACGGTGCCAGCCAGACGATCACGGCACTTGGCTATAAACTACAGCAAGAGGCTTTTCTCGTAGACCCGGCCACCTCCGTCGCGTGGACGGGGAGCGGTGTCAATGCGGCGGAGTTTGGTATCGAGGTAGTCTGATGATCTTCTGGAACATAGTCATCGGCATCGCGATGTTCTTCTTGAACCTCGTGCTTGCCCCCAAACCTCAGAATGCCAAGGCGGCATCCCTGGAAGACTTTGATCTTCCGGTTGCTGAGGAGGGGCTGGAGATACCTGTCCTATTCGGGACGACTACTCAGAAGGCACCCAACTGCGTCTGGTACGGGGATTTCGCGGCTGACGCTATCAAGGGACCGCGCCGCTATATGTTCTTTGGTCCCCGTCAGGTTATCGGCCACAAGTACAAACTGGGTATGCATATGGTCCTGTGCCACGGGGTACACGACACAGTACTTAGCATCTGGGCCGGAGACAAGGATCTACAGGCCAGCATTGCTGGCTCCGGCTCGATCAGCATTAACAAGCCTGACCTATTTGGTGGAGAGGATGGCGAAGGTGGTATTCAGGGCACTATCGACATAATGAGTGGCTCCCCCAGTCAGGGACAGAATGACTATCTCGCATCCAAACTGGAGGGTGCAACCACTCCGGCATTTCGTGGCATTGTCAGCGTTGTATGGAGACACATCTACATAGGGACAAATGCCTACATCAAGCCCTGGGAGTTCACGCTACAGCGCATCCTTAAGACATCGGCCGGGATAGAGCAGTGGTACTCGGGCAAGGCCGCTATTAATGTGATGGGTGATAGTGCCAAGGGATACGATATGAATCCCGCCCACATTATCCGTGAATGTCTCACAGATACAACGTGGGGGATGGGCTATCCTGCTGGTGATATAGACGATACAAGTTTCATGGCGGCGGCGGATGTATTGTTCGCTGAGGGGTTTGGTATGTCCCTCCTGTGGACGCGAGAGGAGCGGATCGAAGAGTTCATTACCGTTGTTCTGAGCCATATCGACGCTTATCTGTATCTGAAGCGCACGACGGGCAAATTCTATCTGAAGCTCATCCGTTACGACTATGATCTTGGGTCGCTACCCATCTTTGGTGAGGACGATGTGGTCAAGTGGGACGAGGTCACGCGGCGCGAGCCAGCAGAGTCCAACAACTCGGTCATCGTCAAGTACACTGACCGCTCCAACAGAGGCAAAGACGCCTCGCTGTCGTATGACAATATCGCCCAGATCCAGCAACTGGGGACACGTGTCAGCGCGACACGTTTCTACCCCGGCGTCAGCACCAGCGGCCTAGCCTCGCGCCTTGCTAGTAGAGATCAGAAGTCTCTCGGGATAGGGCTGATTTCGGGCCGTGTTACCGGCACTCGCAAGTGGGATATCCTGTATCCAGGAGACCCTTTCCGGCTGGTGACCGCACGCCACAATCTCGACGGCGAGGTGATGCGCGTTGCGTCCATGCGGTTTGGTGATGGACGCGAAAACCGGATCAGTGTCAAGTTTGGGCAAGACGTCTTCAACCTTAGCCCGAACGAGCTGGTCGATGTGGAGGATACTGACTGGGAGAGTCCTTCTAATCCGCCAGCAGCTGTCGATATTCGCCTCGTGTGGGAGATGCCGTACCGTGAACTGCGCGAGATGATTGGGTCAGCGCAAATAGATACAATGCTGAGTAGCAATCCAACCAGTGGGATGATACAGGCATCTGGCCAACAGCCAACGCCGGACTCTACAGAGGCATATATCTATGTGGACGGCATAAAGTATGAGACAATGAGCTTTGCTCCCTCGGGCCTGCTCGATGTCAGCATTGACGAGTTCGACACTGAGGTCGTACTGACCAGTGACGATGATCTAGACCTGATTGTGGTACCGATACTCGCCGCTATTCATGATGATCTGGACCCACTGACCACGGAAATCGTGTGGGTCACTGCGGTAGTCGGCACAACCCTGACGATAAGCCGGGGCATGCTGGATACTGTCCCCCGCGCTCACGTGGCCGGGGAGACCCTGGTGGTGTACGACACTGAGGGCATGCCCGATGGTGTGCAGCGCGCCGATGCGACCACCCCGGACGTGCAGCTATTGACACGATCCACGCAGGGCGTGCTCGATATCGGCGTGGCTCCGGTTGAGGAAATCACGATGGACTCGCGGGCCATACGTCCTCTCCGCCCTGCTAATGTGCGAGTGAATGGACAGAGCATTGGTCCGGTGGATGCTCTTCTGGCGCCGACATTGAGCGTGACGTGGGTCGAGCGGAATAGGCTCACGGAGATCAGTACGCCGCTGACATGGACGGACGCTACGACGACACCAGAGGCGGGGCAGACGACTATTATTGAAGTTACACGGGCGGATGGGCTTATCCTTACAACACATGCTGGGTTGACAGGAACATCGTATAGTGTACCTGCAACCTCGTTTGGAGCGTACTCCAACGGATATATTCGTGTTGGGTCCGAGCGGGATGGCTATCGTGAATGGCAGGCATATCAAATCGAGTGTAGAATAGGTGGTGATGTTCTAGTGTACGTAACGAGTCCGTCGATGTATGCTCGTGTCAATGGGGTTAATCTACCCACTGATGCTGGGTACGCGGTGGGCGAGCAGTTAACGATGTCTGTTGGTTCAGTGACAGTTATCGAGGGCATAGGCGATCTCTACTGGCTCAATGTCAAATTCCTTGCTGGCTTTAATGGTGTCGATGGCGCGACATCATCTGTTGATGAGTCTATTCCTCCCCACTCTCCACTTACATTCGTCGGCGATGCCCAGATTGATACAGCTGAGTTCAAATTCGGGGTTTCTTCCCTGAAGCTCGATGGCACAGGAGACTACGTCACCGTACCAGATAGTACTGACTGGGATCTATCCAATGCTAATAGTGATCAATTCACTATCGAGGCATGGGTTCGACGCACTGTTGTTGGCAGTGTAGATCGCACCATTGTATCGCAAAATGGATCAGGGTCACAGGCTGCGTTCACTCTTAAGATACCCAACGTCGCCAACTCGACTGAGCTGAACTTCGGTCTGTCCAATAGTGGCTCAAGCTTTAACGTCAGCATCACGACCAGTGGTGCGGGAATAGTAACTAACGCATGGCACCATGTGGCTGTCGACAAGGACGCTACGGGAAAGATCCGTGTCTATGCAAACGGCGTCATGTGCGGTAGCTCTACGCCGGCAAACTCTGCAATGTTCAATGCCACGACGCCATTTGCGGTTGGCTCTGATTCCACTGGTGGTCGCTACTGGCAGGGCTGGATCGACGAGGTTCGTATCACCAAGGGCGTCGCTCGCTATGCGTCGGACGCTGGCTATACTGTACCTATCACGCCCTTCGCGCGCTTCGGCACGCCCATTAGCGTATCCGTTCCAGCAAGTGCCGGCTTGATAATGACGGCGGGTGTTGGAACCGTGACTGTGACAACCTGAGATGCGTGAGCTTCGCCCTATGTTCTTTATTCTATTGGTGGTCGTACTGATCATTATGATCGCAATGCTTTTAGACAAATTCCTCCTCCTCTCGGGACCTACCTATGGTTGACATCATCTTCGATCGTAAGATCTACTTCGATGCTATCAGGGATGACCCGTTCAAGGGGCGGCTGACCCAGAAGCAGGTGGAGGGGCAAGAGTTCATCCTCGATGTGTGGGAGATGACGCGGGCGGAGCAGGATGTACGGTGGTTGGCCTACTGCCTCGCCACCACTATCCACGAGACAGCGTCCACCATGCAGCCGATCGAGGAGTATGGTAAAGGCAAGGGCCATGCCTACGGTAAGCCACACCCGGAGACCGGGGAGACGTACTATGGGCGCGGCTTTGTGCAGATCACATGGTACGAGAACTATCTGAAGATGACCACTATCCTGCGCAGCATGTTCCCCGATAAGGAAATAGACCTGGTCCAGCATCCAGAGGAGGCGCTCAACCCTATCTATGCCGCCGCCATTATGTTCGAGGGTATGGAGCAGGGTCTCTTCCGTTCAGGTCATATGCTCTCTCGCTACTTCAGCAATACCAGAGACGATGCCTATACCGCGCGCGAGATAATCAATGGTGACAAGACCAAGGTGCCGTCCTGGTCCGGAGGTGTCAATATAGGCACCCTCATCGCCAAGTACCACACCGCTTTTCTCCGCGCTCTCGTTAAGGCTAGAATCGAGATACTGCCGCCCGACGTGGTCCCCCCGGTCGAGCCGGGTATAATTGTTGTGAATATACAAGCACCTCCGGGCATACCAATCTCTGTTTGGGTGAACGGGGAGGAGGTGCATGATGACGGAAATACCTCCTAATCCCCAGAATCAAGGAATACTGGAGCGCGGGATAGCGGCAGTCAAGGGGCTGTCGTTGAATAATGTGTTGATCATTATGCTACTGATGATCGTAGTAATCCCGAGCTATCTGATCTGGCGAGTATTGAACGACCCGGCTATGCTGGGGCGCTTTCTCTCCAGCTATGAGGAGGTGCTGTCGGACAAGTGGCCATGCACATTACGCATTGCTTCGCTGAGGGGGGCGGGGGACCAGTATTCTATCAGTACTGGTTTCGCGTACCAGGGATCGGAGAGGTGGACATTGGCTGTACTTATGGATAGAAAACCAACTGACGAGGAGATGATATCCTACTGTGAAACGCTGAATCTGCTGGTAGATTTCATGCGTAATCCTGATGCTCGGTCCCCAGTATTTCCGGGTACAGAAGATCCAATGGTCCATATGTATCCGAGAGAAACAGACCCGCCGTGAGAATACTCCTGACCTTGGCAGTGCTGCTGTCTTCATCCACTGTGTGGGCGGAGCCGGTATGGCCGAAGGAAGATGAGGTTGAGTTCAGTCAATCTCAGTGCCGTGTACTCAAGCAAATGCGGGTAGATACGCGGTCGATATGTTACAAGAAGTATCCGGCCCGCGTGAAGACGCAGCAGCGTAGTCAAGGCAATCAGCGAGATGCGCCACCCAGTGAGACTTCTGCCCCGTCTGCCCCGGCTCCCTCGCCTCCCTCCGGAGGAAACTCTGGTGGAAGCACTCCTCCTAGTCCTGGGAGTGGTGGCGGTGGTGGCCCTCCTGATGGGGGCGGCGGTGGCCCTAGTCCTCCTGACGGCGGGGGAAGTGGGGGCGGATCTCCGCCCGGTGGCACTGGAAACCAGGGTAATCCGGGTAACGGCAACAAGCCCGACTCTAACCCAGGACACTCTTCAAGTGGCAAGCCGGGTAACGGACCTAAATAAACGGCCCTAGGACGCGCGGCGGGCGCGGGCGGGCCGCTACCCCGCCTTACCCCTGCGAACGCTCCCAGCGTCCTGCCAGGCTATCGTACGCCTATATCCAAGCGGCTATCCCGTCCCGTAAAACGGCCCGCGTGATGTCATGCTTGGCTCTGAGGGCGCGAATGATCTTTTCATCCACCGTACCGGGGCATACGAGATCCCAATAGGTGACTGTGCCAACGGTTCCGATGCGGTGAGTGCGGTCCTCGCTCTGTTCGCGCACCTCCAGACTGTAGTCGTTGGAGTAGTAGATCACGCAGGTGCCCGCCGTCCATGTGCGTCCGTGAGATCCGGCCTTGGTAGCGACCATGAAGCGACGGCGACCTGCCTGGAAGTCAGCCTCCTCCCGGTCACGTTCCTGCTGGGTACGGCCCCCGTGCCACTGTGCGATAGCGTCGTCGCCATACAGTGCCCTGAGATTCTTCGTAACGATGTCGGCGTCCGGGCGGTAGCATGCCCAGATTACAATCTGCTCGTCAGTCGCCTCGATGATTTCGAGTAGCGCAGCGATCCGTTTGTTGTCGATGGGCATGACGAGGCCCTCGTCGGTCTTAACGTGACCGCAGATTACCTGATGCATCCGCATGAGCTGAGTCATGACCAGCGTGGTCGTAACCTCATGTCCGTTCGTCAATGTAGCCATGGCCGAGCGTTTCAGTTCCCGATACACCCGGTCCTGCTCGCTGGTCAACTCCACCTCTCGCCGCATGTAGACCTTGGGCGGGAGATCGAGGCACTGCTTCTTGGTACGGCGGAAGGAGTGGTGAGATACAAGGTTAGCCAGCTCCTCGATATTTTGAGGGCCGGTCTCTACCTTGATGGTACGTCCGCCCATGAACATTTCCTTCATAACACAGAATCGGGCACGGAACATGGAGAAGAGACGGTATCCGAGCAGGTTGTTATGGGGCCGGAGGAATTCGAATTGTGCCCAGTAGTCTGCGTTAGATCCAGTGGAGGGCTTCCCTGTCAGGATGCGCCGCTGCTTGGCCCACGGGGCTATCCGCAGACACGCCTTGGTACGGAGGCTCTTGGGTGACTTGATGACAGTGCTCTCGTCGATGGCAAGCATCGCCCGGTACTGCTTCAGGAACTTGGTAACGAGGATCTCAGCATCATTGGTGGCCGCGAGGGCCTCCACGTTGATGATGAGAATCTTGGCACCGGGGCGTGAGTTATCCATGAGAGCCAGACGGCTCATGACGTCGCCCTTCCTATTCCCTGCCCGATACAGGTGTATCGTCACATCCTCCCTGACTCCATCCCAGAGCCAGCGCTGGAGTTCGCCGGGATTCTCGTCGTCTACCCGGCTCCAGTTCGTGTACACACTCTTGGGCGCTATAATACAGAGCGCCTCGACTGTGTCGTTTAGATAGTTGAGGCAGAAGTCATCGGTCAGGACACGCGATTTACCCAGTCCCATCTCTAGAAGATAGGCGAACTCAGTCCTACGATAACCAGCCTCCAGTGCCTCTACTTGATGGAGAAAAGGGGTGGTCCGGGGGGCGTAATGATCTGGTAGCATGTGAACTCCGAAGCAATTTATAATGACAAACTAACCTCTATAACGATAGGCACAAACCGTAAAGATATTTTTACCGGCTCCGAATCATGTAGGAATCTTAAGTGATATAATAACAACGGCTCCGAGGCTAATAGAGTGCGATATGATAATACCTGTAATACTCAGTAATACCCATCCATCCCCGCGCGACGCGCGGCTTTGATATATGTGTGGTATTGGTATTACGGGTATTAGGGGTGACAGCACTTTTCCAAAAATAAAATCGCAAAAAACTATATAATACGCTTTATCTTCAGTTTGCGTTTGAGTTACACTGATGTTTCTGATGCCGATTAGAAGGGACTAGGGAAATATGAAAGATATTCTGGACGAACTGGCCGAGGAGGCGGAAGACTCCCCGGTAGAGCAGGCCCCTGCGGCGACGCTGGAGGGTATGCAGATGCTGGCCGAAGAGGTCAACACGCTCGACGTGCGTATAGAGAAGGGAGAGGCCCTTCTCGCGGAACTGAACAAGCGGAAGAACGACATACTCTACCGCGAGCTGGTCGAGATGATGGACCAAGCCAAGGTAGAGTCGCTCGTTGTCGGTGGCCGTGAGTTCGCAGCCGGGCAGCACTTCAAGGCAGTGATCCCCGAGGACAAGCGTCCGGAGGCTCACGCGTGGCTTGAAGAGCACGACGCGGGCGACCTCATCAACAACGAAGTAATCGTCGCCTTTCCCAAGGGGTGCGAAGAGGAGTCCATAGCTCTGGAGACCTACGCGCGGACGCATTACCAAATGGCGTCGGTCACGCGGAAGCAGCTAGTGCCGTGGGCGCGACTGACCTCTTGGATCAAGGAGTTGTTTTACAGCAAGGATCCCGACAAGGTGATCCCACCGCTGGACCTGATGGGGGCCTACATAGGTCGCCGTGTAGAGATCAAGAAGACCCGCAAGGGAGCTTGATATTCCGGAGACAACCGGGGAAACAAACAAAACCAACGGAGAACTGAAATGGCGAAAGCTGCTAAAGAAGAGAGCACGGCGCTCGATACCGCCGTGAAATACAATAGCGTGTCAGCTGAGCTGGCCGAGGAACTTGCGCTTGACGCTGGGGCGGGTACGTCCTCGTCGGCGGACGATAACATTGTTCCGTTTATCGTCCTACTTCAGGACATGTCGCCTGAAGTCAAGAAGCGCGACCCTGAGTATGTTCAGGGTGCCGAGGTCGGCTACTTTCTGAACAAGGCGACGAAGAAACTCTTCGCGCCCGACGAGGATACGGCGCGGGCCACAGGGTTGCCGGTGCTGGAATTTCAGCACTGCCACTTCGATCGCTGCATCGTGGAATGGGTTCCGCGCGTGGAGGGCGGCGGCTTTGTCGCTCGCCACGAACTGAACGGCTCCCCGGAACAGACCATGTCCAAGCTGGGCGGACGTCTGGTTCAGGATCAGCAAGATCCGAACAAGAAGGTCTGGAAGACCCCGAATGGGCACGACCTGATCGACACCCGGTATCATTACGGGTACGCGATCCCGACCTATCTGAACGAGGATCCCAGTGAACAGCCCACACCGGCTGTCCTTGCCTTCAGCTCCACGGGGCACACGGCCTCGCGGGAGTGGATGACACTCATGAATAACTTCAAGGTCCGCACCAAAATGGGGCAGCTCGTTACCGCTCCCTCGTGGTCCAAGAAGTACCGTATCCGGTCCAAGGCTCGCACCAACGTCAAGGGTGACTTCTTCGTGGTCGCTGTGGACGATGCCGGTATCATCGAGGATTCCGGTATGCGGGCCATGGGCAAGGCGCTCAACGCGGCGGCGACATCCGGCAGCGTAAGGGCGGCGGCTGACGGCACCACTGGTGCTGAAGCCGAAACGCCGATCTGATACTCCTCGTGTGGGGTGACCGGGAACTCCCCGGTCATCCCGACCTCAGAACCTCAGGAGTATATGGATGGTAACGGTACACAACACCACGAATAGTCTTGCGCTCAGCATCAAGAAGCTCATGGAGCTATTCGCTGGGTACGATAAAGCCTATGGCACATACGATGCTACGGGCATGATTTACAATGACATGAAGGGCGGGAAGCAGGAGATCAAGTCCTCCGCGACGACGCTCCGACAACCAGTCACGCTCAAGCTGTGGACCGACCACGTTGCTGGTTCCTTCCCGCTGGGCATTATCCCCATACGTCTGAACAATACCTGTACGTGGGGCTGTATAGATATAGACGCCTATGATATCTCGCTCACTGAGATATACAAACAGGTGGAAAAGCTTGGGTTACCCCTCACTATCTGTCGCTCCAAGTCAGGCGGGGCACATCTGTTCCTATTCTGCACTGAGCCCATAGAGGCTCGGGCCATGCAGGATACGCTGAAGGTGATGGCCGCGCTGATAGGCCACGGCTCGGCGGAAATCTTCCCGAAGCAGCGGGCCGTGAACTGGGAGCGTAGCGATCTAGGCTCCTGGCTCAATATGCCGTACTTCGCTGGGGATAACACCGACCGCTATGCTATCAATGCAGAGGGTGAGAAGCTATTGCTGGATGAGTTTCTAGCCGTAGCGATGCTCAGGATAAAGAGTCCCTCGGAGATTATCAACTTCGAACAGATCCGTAAGCGGGGTGGCGGCGACAATAGGAAGGGCGACTCCGAGTTTGGGGATGGCCCACCCTGCATGCAACACCTCGCCTCCGTTGGCTACCCGGACGGCATGCGGAATAAGGGCCTCTTCGCCCTAGCCGTATTCGCCAAGAAGAAATACGGGTTGCGCTGGGTCGAGATGATCGAGAAGTGGAACCGCGACCTATTCGATCCTCCACTTGATTCAAAGGAAGTTGTAGCTATTGTCCAAAACCACGAGAAGAAGGACTACAACTACACTTGCAAGGAGCACCCGCTGCTCGCTCACTGCAACTCCTCCGTATGCCGGGGCCGTAAGTATGGTGTCGGTGGCGACGATGAGTACCCAGTGATATCGGGTATGTCTTGCCTGAAGACGGACCCGCCGCTCTGGTTCCTGGACGTAGGTGACGAGCGCATAGAGTTATCGACCGAGGATCTTCAGAACTACAAGTCCTTCCATAAGATTTGCATGGAACAGCTCCGCGTCTGCTACCGTATGATCAAGCAGACTGACTGGATCACTATGGTGGGGGTGGCTATGCGCAACTCCACCGAGATAATCGTATCGAAGGAGGTGGGTCTCTCTGGTCAGTTCGAGGAGATACTGGAAGAGTTTCTCACGCACCGTAACCGGGGCGAATCTAAAGACGATCTCCTTCAGGGGCGTCCCTGGGAGGATACAGACTTGGAGCGTCATTACTTCCGGCTTAAGGATTTGCAGAAATTCCTAGAGGGGTCGGGCTTCAAGGTGTACAACCGTGCCCGCATAGCATCCCGGCTTAGGGCGCTCGGCGGTGACGCTGACTTCTTCAAGATCAAGAAGAAGGGCACGAATGTGTGGTGGGTGCCCGCTAACTTCGACCCGATGCCGCCGTCCCGCCCGAAGAAGTTTGATGGGGATCCGATATAATGAAACCAATTCCTCTACCGCCTCAAGAGTATTTGTTACGTTTATTTGAATATGATGGACAATATCTATATTGGAAAAATCCACCTTGGAACAAGCCATTTTTACAGGGCCATAGAATATCCAATATAACTAGGGGCGGTTACTGCATAGTTAAAATAGATGGTCGAATATATAAAGTACATCGTATCATTTGGAAGATGGTGTATGGTTATGATCCAGATGAAATAGACCACAATAACCATATACGACACGATAATTCACTTTTTAATATCAGAGATACTACAGCACATGGTAATCATCGTAACCAAATTAATTCAAGACCTGAATGTTATGGGTTACCAGCTGGAGTAGATTTCTTTAGGAATAAATATAGAGCACAGGGTAAACTAAACGATAAGACCTGCTATCTTGGGCTATATACTACACCTGAACTTGCTCATGCTGCGTGGAGAGCGTTTAAAGATGGAAATTATACTCGGGCCACCCGGAACAGGGAAAACTACAGCGTTATTGGAGTTGGTAGAACAAGAACTAGATAAAGGTATACCTCCGGATAGAATTGGATTTATTTCATTTACGCGGCGGGCGGCGGAGGAAGCGCGACACCGCGCCCAGAGCAAGTTTAGGTTGGGGGCCACTGAACTACCTTGGTTCCGTACTATCCACTCGTTATGCTTCGCTGCCCTTGGTCTCTCTTCCTCCGAAGTATTGGAGGGGAAGAAGCTGGCTGAGTTCGGGGACGCGGTTGGAATGAATATCTCGTCCTTCATATCCATGGACGATGGCATGTCCTTTGGTTTCACTCAGGGCGACCGCTGTCTCTTCATGGACAATCTTGCACGGGTCAAGGGTATATCGCTGCGTGAACAGTACAACCAGAACACGGATGATATCCCGTGGAATATCGTGGAGCAGGTCAGCCTCAACCTTGCCGAGTATAAGAAAGTCAAGGGGCTACTGGACTTTACGGATATGCTACAACAGTTCGCCGACTCTGAGTGGTCGGCGCGACTGGATAAGCTATTTGTGGACGAGGCCCAAGACCTCTCCATGCTCCAGTGGCGTGTGGTGCAGAGACTGGCCAAGGGGACGAGCCGGGTAGTGATCGCGGGGGACGACGACCAAGCTATCTATCAGTGGGCTGGGGCGGCGGTGGAACACTTCGTCGATCTCCCCGGTCAGGTGCGGGTTCTCGGCCACTCCTGGCGTGTACCTTCAGCGATACAGCCGCTGGCCCTAGAGATCATATCCAGGGTCAGGCATAGGCGTGAGAAGAAATGGGAGGCGCGGGCCGGAGATGCGGGCGTTGTCAAGCGTGTCGGGAGGCTGGATTATCTGGACTTCAATACAGGAGAGGATCTCCTAATCCTCTCACGTAATGCCTGTTTCCTACGCGATGATGTCATGCCTCTGCTGAAGTCTGACGGCATTCTCTACGAGTTTCGGGGCGCGACCTCAGTACGTCAGTCACTTGTCGAAGCTATCATAGACTGGGAGAAACTGCGGAAGGGCGAGGAGATCACAGTAGCTGAGGCCGAGCGTGTCTACTCCAACATGCGGGCGGGCGAGGGTTATGCTCGCGGCCACAAGAAGCTGCCCAACTACAAGGACCGGGAGCAGATGGTGAATATGCCCGACCTGAAGATAGCGGGTGGCTTGCTGACCGACGTGATCTGGCACGACGCGTTCGATCGTATCCCTCCGTCAGATAGAGCCTATATGACTAAGGCGCTGCGGCGGGGCGAGAGGCTAACCCGGCGTCCGACTGTGAGGCTTTCTACTATCCATGGGGCCAAGGGCGGTCAGGCTGAGCATGTCATCCTCCTGACGGATATGGCTGCGCGAACGGTCCGCGAGTGTGGGCCGTCCGGAGATCCCCGTACTTCCCCGGAGGAAGCACGATGCTGGTACGTTGCAGCAACACGAGCGAAGCGGCAACTATCCATCGTGATGCCCCATGACCAGCGACGTCAGTACGAAATATAATTATCGGAGAGATATTTACAGCGGATCCTAAACCGGTTATGATCCGCACTCTTGGCGTGGGAGGAGCGAGCAATCGCGAGCGCCAAAGGAGCCGGTGGAGAAATTCACCGGCTCCCGCATTTGTAGCTTTACTATCGGCTAGAAATGAGGTAGAAATGTATCTGTCAAGGTGAACGAATGGAAGGACGGCAGTTGACCTGTGTAGTTGTCACGAGAAACGGGAATGGAGCAATCTGGATCTTTGCCACTAAGGCAGAGGCCCGGATCCACCCGATCCCACAGTCGGATGACATCTATGCAGAGACTGCAGACCAGCTTGTATCTCAATACGGCAAGGGTCACATCGAAGTGCTCTTGAAGCACACGGAGGGTCGAGACAGGGCACGACTCGTCGACGCGATGGAGACTTGGAAGGCCAGTAAAAAGGCCGACACTAACTTGTCGAATGAGGCACGAGACCTTATATGGTCTAAGGTTCTCTCGTTGGGTAATCCCCCACCGAAAGATCCTGCGGAGATCGTTCGTATCATCGTAGAGGACCGTGTGTCACTCGAAGGCAAAACTCTGAGGTCTTTGCCTAGAGATGATGCACGGTCCTTCCATGTAGTACCGCAACACAGTAAGGAGGACAGTATGTCCGATAAAGCCGCACGTGCACCTAAGATTCCCGACACTCACGTCATCTCGATCGCGACTGAGGGCGGGAAGAATCCTAAGAGGGAAGGCACCGCCTCCTTCGACCGGTTCGCTATGTACAAGGACGGCATGACCGTCAAAGAAGCCAAGGAAGCTGGCGTCAAGGCCGCCGACATTTCCTACGATGCACACCCGGACCGAGGCTATATTACCTTGACGCCCGGCGAAGCTGAGGCTGAAGCTGCCTGAGGGTAAGGTTTACTCCTTCGGTTATCTTGCCCGTTGGTAGTCCGGAGCGTTCTCCTCCCACGCTCCGGACTTTTTTATTTGGAAGAGAGAGAGATGCGTGTCACAGAGCTACTCACTTTCGTTGAAGAACGGCACCGTATCTATCTACGTCGAAATGCCGGAGATTCTCTGCTTACGAAGGATCCTATCCTCAGCAAGTATAGATTCTGTAACATCTACCGCGAACTGGATACGGTTACCGCGTGGCTCGCGAAGCACTGGCGGGAACCCAACGCGGATAACCCTGACCTCTGGCACGCCTTCGTTGTTGCTCGACACATGAATAATATCCCGATGCTTGATGCATTGGGTGGGGCGCTACTACCGTGGAACAGGAATAAATTTGTAGAAATCGCTGAGGACCGCCGCCTCAAGCGCGAGAAGGTATTCAGCGGGGCTTACATGATCGGCACCCGTCACAACGGGTCCAAGGCTGTCTATCTGGCTGACATGGTATTTACGCCACTGTGGAACGCGCGCGGTAATCTCACACCAATTCCCAGTGATACACTGACTAGCTTCCATCTGTCTCTGTGTCTCTTCTATGGGCTGGCGGGCTTTATCTCAGCACAGGTCGTAGCTGACGCCAAGTATGCGGGCGTACTACGCGGGGCGCGGGACTGGCACACCTTCGCTGCCAGCGGGCCTGGGAGTCGCCGTGGGCTCAACCGGGTAATGGGTCGGCCCCTGCGTCAGCCTTGGAACGAGGACGCTTGGCGGCTCGCCCTGGCCCGACTGAGGGATGAGATGTTACCCCGATTTCGGGAGCTAGGCTGGGAAGAGCCACATGCTCAGGACGTGCAGAATATGTGTTGCGAGTGGGATAAATACGAGAGGGCAAGGTTGGGGGAAGGAAGACCCAAGCAACTGTTCCGAGGAGGACAGGCCCATGCCATTCAAGAGAATGAAGGGCGGAAAGTACAAGTCGCCTAGCGGACGTACCTACACGAAGAAGCAGGTTATCGCTTATCACGCGTCCAAGGGCTGGACGAAGAAGCGGAGGAAGAAGTGAGTGACGCTAGGGACCCTGCCGACGCCGGCATGGACAATCCGCCCAATCCGGCGTACCAGTTTCGCACTGGACCAGGTAAGAGTGGTGCAGATGATGCTGCTGGACTGCTGAATAGTCTAACAGCAGCTGAAACACACATCAAGTATTTGGAGCATGAGGTCGAGAGACTAAAGGCCGAAGTTAATCATCACGCCGGACAACCGATCTATATGTATGCGTGGGGTGGAGGCAAGAAGTAGGTGGGCATCGCTGACGGGGGTCTTCGGTCCGAGTTCCGGAAAGAAAATGGTATCGACTCGCGCCAAAACAAGTTAGATTCAATTTGTTGGTCCGAACGGTTTTGCATCCGGATCGGCCCTTGGAGGTACGATGGCACTGCGTTATGACGAGCGGCGGGACGAAGTCGCAATGATCGCTGCTAAGAAGATCAACGACGTCTTCGCGCAGGGGCACGACACGGTGATCCAGCGTACCTCCAAGGTTCAAGTCATTGTGGCGAACGCACTCGATGCGATCCACAAGTTTGATGCGGAAGAGAGGAAGATACCGTATGTCAATCAACGTTAACAAGGCTATCCTTGTCGGTCGTGTCGGGCAGGATCCTGAAGTCAAGAGCAACGATGTTGTAACGTTCTCTATGGCAACATCCGAGACCTGGCGCGATGACCGGGGGGAGAAGCAGGAACGGACCCAGTGGCACAAGGTTGTCATCTTCAATAAACAGAGCGCCAAGTACGTCGCTCAGTATGTGAAGAAGGGCGACCTCGTCATGGTCGAGGGCCAGATCGAGACGCGGAAGTGGGAGCGCGAGGGTCAGGAGGACAAGTATTTTACCGAGATTATTGTCCGCCCATACTCCGGTAATGTTCAGTCCATTCCCTCCCAGAAGCGCGACACACAGCCTTCACAGTCATCACAGGAGGAGACAGCGCTTGAGCAGTTTGCCGGGCGTCGTGTATCTACTCTGGATGATGATGAGATCCCATTCGCGCCGGAGTATCGTTGATGAAAAAGCTCCTGATCATATTCATGCTTACGGCCTCCCCGGCTATGGCCGGGGGGGACTACCCGGAAGAGGCACAGAGAATGAGCAAGAGTCTGTCTGTGCTCAACAGTGCTCATCGTAGCTGTAAGGGCATGAGCAACAGCGCATTGGCTGAGGCTTGGGACCAAGCCCACACGGTAGCTGATATCATGGGCTATGATTGGGAGCGCATCGAGCGCAACGCCCGGTCTCGTAACTACAATCCTTCCCGAAAGCTATGCGAGGATGCCGGTCATGTCTGGCAGAATCGCTGGGACTATCTAGGGTCGGCTGAGTAAGGAGAGTTCGACATGGAAATCTATATACCGTCCTGCGATCGCGCGGACACACTCAGCTGGGGCGTCGCCCGGTTTGCTTCCCCGGCTATGCAGCACCGTATGCTCTATGTGGTACCTGAAGATCAAGTCGATAAGTACACTAAGAGCATGAGCAAGCAGACCATTCAGTCCGGTGTCATTGGGTGTCCCGAAAAGGGTATCTCTAAGACACGACACTGGATAGGGCAGCGGGCGGCTGAGAAAGGCGTCGATAAGTTCTTGATGGTCGATGATGACTGTTGGTTCTATACCCGTAAGGGCACGACCTCCTTCCATCTCGACTACTCCAAGCCTGACGAGGTCAACAACATGTTGGCTATGGTGGAGACACAATTGAATGATTATGCCCACGTCGGTATCTCTGCTCGCGAGGGCAACAACAGACAAGGCAATGGGGACCAGTACCTGATCGCAGAGAACACCCGGACGCTACGGGCCTTGGCCTACCGGACGGAGGACTTCCTCTCGGTCGAGCATGGCCGGGTGCCCGTGATGGAAGACTTCGATGTCAACCTCCAGCTGCTGGAGCGGGGGCTTCCCAACTGTAACCTGATCTATTGGGCACAGGGTCAGCGCCAGACAAATGCACCGGGCGGCTGCTCCACCTACCGCTCCCACGCGGTACAGGAGGAGGCTGCGAAAAGACTAGCGGAGTTACATCCTGGCGTAGTAAGCTTACGTCAGAAAAAGAATAAGAGCGGTGGCGAGTTTGGCCATCGAACTGAAGTTACTATACAATGGAAGAAGGCATATCAACGGGGAGCGAAGATATAACATGCCAACATCAGGAATTAATTGGTGGCAAGACCCACGATTTGGGCCGGGTAAATCTTTGATGGGGCACAAAGCTGCAGAACATATTGCCAAATATGGAATAAGTGGCTGGTATACAAAATCGAATGAGAGAAGAATGGTTGAGTTAATGGGTGAGAGATTGCCTGATACCTTGATCGATCTTCGTAAGGAGTCGACGAATAAAGGTGGCATCGGATATCAACTTGTACGCAGAGGCGCATTTTGTGTATCTCCAATCCTATATTCTGAGGGAAAGGATGAATTGAGACGATTTCTATTGCCTTCGTTCTCATCGACACACAATGCACTTACTAAAACCAACGATAGATTAACATATAACCGGTTGCAAGAACTACAAGAAACTGAGATACTGCTGGCTTACAAAGATGAGGGTCATGGGCCGGGTGTATATCTTAAGTGGAACTTGGAGATGCCACAATATATTTATGTGGGTTCCTCTAAAACACCTATCGATAGAAGCCGTCACACTGAGCTTCCCCAATATACATGGGATATGTTAGCGACAGCAGACTACGGCACAGCTGAGTGGTTTGAAAGAGAGATTCATAAATATTTACGCGAAGTCGGCACAGCTATGCGCGATAGAGGCAAGGGTCAATTCAAGGTTAACCAAGGCAATGCACTGGAAATAGTGAGAGCATTTATACGTCTTCGTTATTCCAGGATATACAAAGGCGGTCTCTTCCACAACACATGTGTCATAAGGTAAAGTGTATGGAACATATCAAAGCGCGTGGCGTAAACGACGCATGGTATCAGGCCGTTGTGCTGATTAGAAAAATCGGCGAGGAGTGCGGGTCCAGAAATGGCCGCGTCCTCGTCGCACCATGCCCAGTCATCACAACCTATACCCACCCGAATGAGCGAGTACTTTTCGATCCCCTGCGGGACGCCAACCCTATCTTCCATCTCCACGAGGCTCTGTGGATGCTGGCGGGGCGGGACGATGCCCGCTGGCTCGATCAGTTTGTACACGATTTCTCGGAACGCTACGCGGAGAAGGACGGGCATATGCACGGGGCCTATGGCTACCGCTGGCGCCGACACTTCTACTACGACCAGCTGAAGAAGGTCATAGAGATATTGAAGGACGACCCGAACAGTCGTCAGGCTGTCATTCAGATGTGGGATGCCGACGAGGATCTGGGTATCGTAGGGCTGAAGGACCGACCATGCAATACCCAGATCTATCTTCGGATGGACCGGGGATACCTTGACATGGCTGTGACCTGCCGCTCCAATGATATTGTGTGGGGCTGCTATGGCGCGAACGCTGTCCACTTCAGTATCCTCCAGGAGTATCTGGCGACGATGCTGGATATACCTATGGGCCGATTAACCCAGTTCTCATGGAACTGGCACATGTATATTTCTGCGTCACATCTGGCACATTCGGAATCGGCGTATGAATACATATCAAAATTTAATCCTGCAAAAACAATAGATATGATCAATGATCCAGAGCACTTCGATACGGAACTCATCCAGTATTGCAGCAGCCCAACCAGCGCGTCGCCCGACAACCAGAAGAACGAACTACTCCGTTATCATAACACATTCTTCACAGGTACGGCCTTCCCTATGTGGGAGGCTAACC